ATAGCGGTTTTAGGTAGTAAGCATGCGGATTGCCCAATCCTTCTAACTATTACCATACCAGAGTTAAATCTCTGCCACACAACTCTTTCGATATTGTGCTTGGTGTAGAAGGCTCTAAGGGGTTTCCCGAACAACAAGGTATTTTGCAAAATTGTATGTAACATAACCATAAATAGTCAATAACAAACAATTTCACTAGCTACTAGCATATTTTGTGAGTGCTTAACCATTTTTTCCAAAGACAAGAGCTCACTTTGTCTTTGTGGGTAGCTTTTCAACGCACTAAGAATTTTTACGTTATAATTGGTAGCATACACGCGTACCTTAGCAGTTTTGGTGCCCTCAACGGTAGCGTTGGAGAGCACAAGTTGGAGTGTCGCGTTATCAATACGCGAGAAATTGCATGTGCCACTGGGCTGATGCTCCTCAGGACGGAGAGCAAAAGAGTACACATTGATACCCTCATCAGGGCAGCGGGTATGCGCTTGGTAAGGCTGGACCCAACTGAAATACGAACCTTCACGCTCAGAGAAGCGGTCTTGGCCGTTAAGCTGGAGCTTAGCAGTGACAACGGGGTTCTGTCCCCAGCAGTGCATATCAAGAGAAGTCTCAGAAAGCACAAAGGTTCCCGCATCAGAAACAGTGGAGTTCTGATTGTGAGAGTTTTGGAGACTGGTAAGAGTAGCCACTAACGCAGGGTCATCAACAGGGGGAGCCGATCCGCCAAAGTTAGGCTGGTTGTAGGGGTTTGTTTCTCCGTGCCAGTAACCGGTGAAGCCTTCAGGGATGTAAGAGTTTAAGGCACCCGCATCGTTGAAAAGACCTTGGGCATCAATGTAAGCACGGGAATCCGCGGCAATAGCGGCAGGTCCGCCGAACGCATGAATTGCGTTGGGGAGAGCATCAATCGCATCAGTGTAGTTGAAGGGCTGGGCACCAAGAACCTTGAAAAGAAGAGCATCACACACAAGGGATGAGCAATAATCGACGTTTTGATCGGGCTGAACGACCCAGATAAGCTCCTTCACGGGGTGGTTGAAGTTAAGCTTAATCTTGTTGCTGGAGGAACCGACAGACTCGTCACCAGTGAACTGGAGCTGAGTAATGAGGTACTCGTGGGGGTTCTGGGCAAATCTTCGGCGCTCATCCGTATCAAGGAAAACATAGTCAACATACAAAGAGGCCGCAACCAAAGACTGATTGTAGGCAATCGCCGCGGGGACAGGGCGTCCGGGGGCGTATTGATTTTGAACATATGTGTTTCCAGTGCTAACAGCGGCAGCACCAGAGTTGCAGCTCAAAGTTGTCACCGCCCACAAACACTCATCAATAGGACGAATATCCAAATTAATCTTTACCTCGTGATATTGCAAGGCAATAAGGGGCAAGGCAAGACCCGGGTTGCTACAGAACCAAAATTGGAGAGGTATGTAGAGGGTTGTCTCGGGAAGAGCATTACGAGGAGCGCACACCTGACGAGGAGCAAGGGAGTCGCAAGGTCCGTCAACTTCAGAGAAGGAAGGATCCGTAATGAAGGTAAGCTGAGTTGTGTTACCAATCATCTTAAAATATCCACGCTGTTGCTCGGCAGTCATAGTGAGCTGATTCCAAATGTGCATCCAGTCACCATATTGGCGGTCAATACGCTGGCCACCAATCTCAACCTCAACCTGAGCAATAAGTTGCTCGCCGGGGTAGTCTAACCAACGGGCATAGACACCAGATCCAACGCCAGCGGCGAAGGAAGCAATACCCATAAGCTGGTTAATCTCAGGAAGAGTAACCTGAAAATAGGTTCTGTAAGCAAGATCACCATTACGACTAATGGTGCACTGGACACGACGACCAAAATCAGCCTGTCCGTTAAAAGTTTGTTCAATAGATTCAATCGCGAAGTTTGTATAGCGACGATATGTCACCTTCCAAAAAGTGATTTGAGGATTACCTGTACGTTTCCTCTACCTTATCTTTCGATAAGGATTAGACTATATCTTATGAAGAGTTTATGTTTATGTCGCAATTCATTTTATCCATTGCATATTGTTTATTTAACGTAAACTCTCCCGAAAACCATTTAGTCGTTGAACCTTCTTCTTTAAATTTTTCTAATTTACTAACAACCTTTTCTACTTGTTCTAAAACAATTGTTTTTTTAGCTGAGTTAAACTTTACAGAAACAGGAACCATATTTGACCAATTCCAACATTTTAATTTTTCGTTTTCATTCGTCAAATCAAAGTTACAAACAGGAATAACGTGGTCGATTGACCAATGTAATCCATAGTTATCCCAATTCATTTCCTCAGTAAAATTATATTCAAACCATTCACGCAAATATTGAATGTTACAACCTATGTAATTCATTGTCGTAGTTTTTTTAGTCAATACACTTCGTAAACGAGCCGCAATAGATTTTTTTATTCTATAATTTATGTTACTATGTGTCTCGATTTTTTGCGCATTTAAAAAAGTCGGATAACACGTCAAGCATATTTTTCTTTTGTAATACTTTTTTAATTTTGCAAAATCCTTTAAAGGTTTATTTGCCTTACACATTTCACAAGTGGTAATCATAGTTTCTAATATTTTTTGTCTATTTGTGTTTTTCCGTATTTTGTCTAATTCATTATAACAGCATTTACACGTTTCGGAAAATGATCCGTTGTTGTATATTCTAAATTGCGCATAAGGTTTGAAAATCTCACATTTAACACATTGTTTCATCTATGGTATATTTTGGTATTTTTATATTGTTAGTTGTTCATATTGTTAGTTACTTGTTACTTGTTACTATTTAAAGAAGCTTGGATGCTCATTGCCCATTTCAAATGACAAAAATCATTATCATCTTATTCATTTTTACTATACCCAAGTTTTTTCTCTTGGCCACGTCTTTTTCACAAAAGCCGCTTAGTAGAATAAGTTTTAGGGGTTTCAAGCAGTTTGATTTTCTCACTAGGGGTTTTCAAGTGCGAAACACTTCCCTAATTAACGTCTGTGGTACTTTCCTTAAATAAAGTTTCCACAAAGGGGTTTATAAATATCTTATTGTTTCGATATTTCCCGACGTTTTTCTACCCTACAGGATTTCAAGGTAGACATCCTGAGCTCCGTAAGCCACGAGTTGCATTAAGCCGCCTCCCATTTTATACATTCCTAAAAGAAAATATTTTTGGAGAATCAAATTAATTAAAATTTACAACGTAGGTATTTTAATTATTTTACCCTACATAATTACGACAGTATATTGTTAATGTTGGCATTTTCCTTCATAAATATGGCCAAATATGAATCGTCAAATACTTCTTTTTTTCCTTCATGATTTTTTGTAAAAATATACGAATCTTTGCGTTTTTTTATAGACCATCCGTTGTCTAAGGCATTGTACAAAAAAACCATCTTTTGAAACTTTAATTTGTCTATTTCTAGCTGTTTGTCTTCAATTTTTACTTCTGTATCCATAAATTGCTAAATGAAACAAATATTTGGATTTAAACTCTTTTTCAGGGAACCAAGGTTCCCCGAACCCCTCCTTTTACTCCTTTAGAAAAGGCGGAGCCAAAGGCGGAAAAGGTGGAAAAGTGTAAAAGGGATTAATGTTCCTTTTTATCATCCTCATCTTCCTCATCCTCCTCTTCTTCCTCTTCTTCCTCTTCTTCTCGTATTTTTTGTCGTTTTTTAATTAGTCCTTCCAATAATTCCGCATTGCTAAACGACACGTCTCTCCACACGCCGTCTATAAATGCGGTTGCCTCCCATGGACTCATATCCATATAATTGTCTTCATAATAATTATCCCAAAATGTTTGGATATCTTCTACACTTTTTGTCTTTTCTAAATCTACGTGATCAATAACAAACTCAATGAGTTGTTCTAATACGGATGAACGTAATTTCATTTCATCCACTAAACCAAAACGTGGACACGCATAAGGTCTCTTACGGTCTGGATGTGCTTCAATAATGACGTATGGTATTTGTCTGGTTGCCATTCTGTAATTGTTAGTTAAGATGTAATTCTTGTATATTTTATCCACCTTTGGGAAAGGTGGAGCCAAAAATTTTGTTTCAATTTTATCTTACTTCGTTATAAACCTTTCCCAAAGTTTGGTTCTTACTCCGTTATTACTACGTTATAAATCTTTCCCAATGTTTTGGCTCCACCTTTCCCAAAGGTGGAAAAGGTGGAAAATTAAGTATTTGTCAAAATTAGCAATTAAATAAATCTCTAAATAAAAATATATATACAAACAAAGTAATGCCTTCTTTTAAACCTAAAGCAACCAAAAAAATAAAAGTATCTAAAAAATACACTACTACATTAGATGGTAAACATAAAGAATATGTCAACGAGTTTATGAAAGACGAGTTAGATATTATTCCGTCATTAAAAGAAGAAAAATATAGTCTTAAAAAACAATTAGAGCTTGAAAAAAACTTACCCATAGAACAAGTGATGGAAATAAAAGACCGGATTAAAGAAATAAATGAACATATAAAAGAGCTTAAAAACAAGAAGAACAATTATTTTTTAGACAACTCTAAATATATCTTTGAGTATTTTGAAAACAAACAAAATATAAGTAACGTGGTATGTAGTAACAAAACAGCTACTTCTAAAAATCAATTGGTTTATAGTATTTTTAAGATCAAGCAAAACGAAGATAACAATGTTAACATAAATGAAAATAAAACAAAAAACATTGTTCAGAACTATTTGAAAAACATAGACGAGAGTTTTTTGGATATGAACGCGTTTGTTAGAGAAACAGACATTTGTCAAAGCTGTTTTAAAGGCGAAATGATCCCCCTTGATGACGAAGGTGTGTTAGTGTGTAACAATTGTGCGGTTAATGTTCCATATTTAATTGAAAACGAAAAACCCAGTTATAAAGAACCTCCCAAAGAGGTTTGTTTTTACGCTTACAGAAAAATTAACCATTGGAAAGAAATTTTAGCGCAACACCAAGGTAAGGAAACAACTCAAATTCCAGATGACGTCATCGAACAAATCATACATCAAATTAAAAAAGAGCGTATAGGACTTGAACAATTAACATACGATAAGACAAAGGATATTTTAAAAAAATTGGGATTTAATAAATATTATGAACACATTGCGTTTATTAAAAATAAATTAGGAATAAAACCTCCGTTGTTTAGTCCCGAGTTAGAAGACACGTTATGTAATTTGTTTATGGAAATTCAACCCGCCTATGCGAAAGCATGTCCAGATTCTCGCGTTAATTTTTTACATTATAATTATGTTTTGTATAAATTATTAGAATTGCTTGGAGAAACACAATATTTAGACGGTATTTCTTTGTTAAAAGATCGTGAAAAACTTATTGAACAAGACGAAATATGGAAAAAAATATGTATGGACAAGGATTGGGAATATATTGCGACTGTATAACGCTGTATAACGCTGTATAACGCT